ACATTCAGTCTCTCCGTCTTCGTTTTCGCTAGGCCGGTAAATGCGAATAAGGGCCGCAGGATTGTCAGCTGTAGCGTTGAGCGTAAAGTCTGTATCGGGTACGGTTACGGTTCCGTCTGTTTCAATTCTTTCGATACGTCCTTGAGCGGTGCCGCCACTAGAATCCCAACGAACAAAGTCACCAACGCTCAACTCGCCGGGCTCTGCCCTAACGGCTCGTTCCCCTAGAAACTCTGAGCCCTCATTTTGGGCAATAGCGAGCGCCTGGTCAATAGCATCCTGCTTCGACTCGTGACAACCCATCACTTCGCCGTCATCCTTAACGGTAGCCCAACCGCTACAGCCTTCTGCTTGGTCACTAATGTAATACGGCATTAGTCCGCCTTCTGAATATCAGCTATGCCTACAACGAGTCCGCTTGGGTCTGACATTGCCCACACTTCGTCTTCTGGCATCAGAGTAAGGTAAACGGTTTGTCCAGGGTCCAGATGAATCGAGTTTGTTTCGTCTACTGAACTATCAGGGCCGATATAAATGTATTCGTTGGACGACTTAGTGTGGTTATGGAACATCACGGTATGCGGCATATTGTCCGGCGGAACAATTTGAGTCGCCGCCGAGCCTAGAGTGAACTGGGCCGAAGTCCAAGACATTATTCGTTAGCCTCATAAACTGATTGTGGATTTTCGGGGTCGATTTGTGACACCGGCTGTAATTGTGTAGACGGAAGCCCAGTGTGACCGATAGGTGGTAGCCCAAGTGATGTCAAAACATCTGCGGGATTGTAACCAGCTAACACAAGGTCGCGTACCATCAAAATTCGTTCCCTTTGAGCCTTAACTGTTGACTCATCAAGGTTCACATTAGCAAGGGGAACTCTGACAGTATTCGCCGAACTGTCCTCTTGAGGTTGGAAGTCCTCGAGTGCTCGAGCCTCGTTGATTGTCATAAATCCAGCTTGCATAGCCGTCGAGTACGCGGAGAAGCGAGACTGAATATCTGCGCGAAGCAACCCGTCAAGGTTGAACTTGAGGAACGCATTTTCGCGCCCATTACGAGAACGAGCCAGAAGCGGATTGAAGGCACCTTCGATTTTGGTCAGGATAGGCCGCAAGCCGTGTGTAACCCAAGCAAGATTGTTCTGCTCTACCGAGGCGTAACTGTTAGTGCCAGGTAGTCCAAGCAGATGTGGCGGCACGTTGAATGCGCGAGCGATATCCTCTACTGCCATCCTGCGGGCTTCGATAGCCTGTGCCTGTTGAGGGTCGGTTTGGGTAGCTTTGAATGTTGCACCGCCGGATAGAACACCTGTACGGTGGCCTCGCCGCCAACCTTTATGGCGATTATCAAATCCTGTAGCTAACGACTTGGCCTGTTCTTCGGTGAGGTTGCCGGGGAACTCGATAATGCCGTTCAGGTTTGTGCCCTGTCCGAAAAAGGTGCTAGCGAATCTTTCGAGCGCGAGCGCAAGCCCGAACGATTCTTTGAGTGCTTTGACTCGAGAGACACCACGAACTGAACCTGGCGGCACTAGGTCGGGAATGTAAATAATGTCTTCTGTAGTTAGTGGGCGACCTTCACCTTCGACGGTGAACTGTAGACGTCCTACACTGTTTCGTTTCACCTCGACGTTTTGTGGGTTCAGGACAGTAAGCGTGGCTACGTCACCGCTAGCGCCATAGAACACACGGATGAACGCATTACCCTCTAACAGCATCGAAACAACAACAGAGTTCCAGAATGCTTCCCCTGGCAAATCGACATCCGGTTGTTTAATCCAGAACGGGGCAGGGTTCAGTTCGACTCTGCGGTCACCTTCACGCGCATAAGCGTGTAACGGTAGCGTGCTAATTGTGTCCGCGATAAGGGATACTGCGCTGAATACGGCATTAACCTGAAAAACAGTTTCAGAGTCGATACGGGTACCAGAGTTCGTGCCCAACGAAAACTCGTCACCAGACTCAAAAATTGTTTGATACGAAATTGCCCGAGACTCGCCCGGAGAGAATATACGGTTCAGAATCATCTACTTTGCCCCAACGCGAATCCAGTAATAAGTGCGAGCAGTCCTGCCGTAATCATTCCTGCCACGAGCGACCAAAAGAACATTCCAGTCGTCAGGCTAGCAAAACCGAGTACCTGTAACACGGTAGCGAATACTTGTTTTTTCATATACCTATCCAAAGAACTGCGGCACGACATCTTCCATTCTACCGACTGTAGCTCTGTCTACGGCAAGGATGGCCGCAACTGCCGCATCTATCTTCCGGGGTGAGTGTTTCTTATCCTTTACGATTCTTGGCCCAATGTTATCAATCTTTGTTACAGCGTTGTCGAGGTGGCGCGAAAGTACTGGGTCGCCGTCGTGTATGAGCCGTTTCTCTACAACAGCATCATAGAATTTGGCGCACGCCGGAACCATACGTCTCGGTGAAGTTGACGGCCATTCCACAATCGGTAACCCTGCTTGCTCGAGCACTTCCATTGACCTCTGCCAGCGGAACGGGTCGCAAGCTATCTCGCGCACTTTGGGATATTTTTGGCAAAAAGCAATAATAGTTTGCTCTACCTCAGCTATGTCTACCCGCCAGTCCTGGTCGTGAATGTTCAAGTCTTTTTCCCAGGTAGCAACATTGAACACTCGTATAGGGTCATCGTCGTCCTTGGGTATGATAGCTCCGACTACAGCTGTAGCATCGCCAGAGAATGACCCGTCAAAGCCGAGTATGATTTCGTCGTCTAGGTCAGGGGTTACTGTCCCCGCACATTGTTCCCAGGCTCCGTCAGGTAACCAGCTTGTCTGTGACGATACAAACAAGTTCAGTCTCTTAGTTTTGAATTCGGCTTCTGGCGTGCGGCGAATAGCTGAACGGAAGTCGTCGATATCGTTGATATCACCAAAGCCAGGGTTTGCTGTTTCCCAAGTGTCTTCGTTCCTGTATTCGCCTTCGCTCTCCCACCAAGCCTGGAAGTAGGTGTTGTCTTCCTCCTCGCCGCGAGCGACACGTTGACCATATTGGTACAAGCTGTAGGCAATGCTGTCCCCGCCGGTGCTATCTGCGCGGACTCCAGCCGTAGTGATAGCGACCAGGGTTGAACGATTACCACGAGCACCCATAGCAAGAGACATTACGTCGAACAGTTCACGGTTAGGCTGTGCGTGTAACTCGTCGAAAACAACGAACGTGGGCGACAGACCTTCCTTCGAGTAAGCCTCTGCGGACAGGACTCGGTACACGGAACCGTTCTCGGTGTTCTCCATCGCATCCCGATACAGAGTGATGTGAGAATTCAGTTCAGGTGCGGCCTCAACCATTCTCCGAGCATCCCGGAAAACAATCTTCGCCTGTTCTTTTTCAGCCGCAATAGAATACACCTCACCACCGTCAGGGCCTAACACTAACGAATACAGTGCCATTACCGAACCGAGCGCAGACTTACCATTCTTACGGGGCATCCCTATCAGTTGAACACGGTGCCTGAGCCCTCCGTTCTCGTAAGCGAAGACACGGACAAGTAATTGTTTCTGCCACTCTCGAAGGTTAATCGGGTCGCCTACATTTCCCGCGACACTGTCCTTAGTGATAATTCCAAATCGTTCCGCAAAGCCAACCGCAAGATGTCCCTCCCCGTTCAGGATTGCTTCCTCTGGAACGTGGGTAAGCCAACGCGGTGGCCAACTACTGTTGGTCATTGTTGCTTGACTCCACTAGCTCACGTTTCATTTGTTTGAGTTCGGCAAGTCGGGACTGACGGGCAACCTCAGCTAAGCCGAGACGTGCCCTATCTGCGGGAGTGAATCCAAGTTGCGACAGATTGGCCGCAATAATTCGAGACAGGTTATCGAGTCGTCGGGCCATCTGCATATTGTCTGACTGCATAACTTTGATACGAAGGTTCCACCGTTCGTCTAACATTTCACAAGTCATCAAAAGCAACTCGATATCGCTGACTGGACTAATCCAGTTGATGCCCGATTTCCAAGTCCTGTCCCAGAGTGTCCTCCCCGGCTCCAGAAGGGGTCTAGGTGGCTCTGGAATAGTCTCCGCCGCAGGTAACAGCTCCACCTCACCTGCATCCGGCAGAGGCCGTTTTCCAGGATTACCCAGTTTTCGTTTCTGCTCGTTAGGTTTCGGCGGTCTACCCTTCTGGCTCATTTAATTCCCCGCATCGACACCTTGTTCGTTCGAGGCTCACGTTTCAGCTTTACCGAAGACAAGTCTTTGGGAGTGTAGTCAGGGTCACGGACAAGCGCTTGCTTGAATCCCGAAAAGTCAACGTGGTGATGCCAACGTGAAAACTTGTACGAGATTTTCGTTACATCTGGATGCATCTGCACAGCCATCTTCGACTTAGGCAAGGTGCCCTCGTTTGAATAGAACGCCTCAGTGTTGCCGCCACTCATAATCTGCGTGGGCATCTTCCACTGGTAGAACGCATTGAACAATACTGTTGCCCAACCGTCCTTCAGAATCCGCAACGACAAGTCCAGGTCTTCGTTATACCGTCCCCGCCAACGGAACGGAAGGTCAGTACGGATAAGGTTGCAGGAAAATATGCGAGTGTTCAAAGTGAACGGTGGGCGTTTGTTCCGCGACGGCAAAAACATAAAGTAGTTCGGGCCAGCCATAGCAATGTTCTTGTACCGTTGAACGAAGTCTTCCATTGCGACGAACGCAAAGCCATCGCCTACAGGTATCCGCTGATTTTCGTGAACTCTGCCGAACCCGTGAATGTTGTCGTCCATAATCCAGTGAAACTTGTGACCCTCACTTGCGGCCAAGTCCCAAATGAAATTACGGGCAGGCCCAGAGCCAAGAGACGAACCCTCCGGAAAATCCCAAAAGGCATCAAAGTTCTGTTTGTACAACGGGTCAAGAACGACAAGGTTGGCAGGATTGAACTCGCGCGAGTAATCCTCCAACTGGTCTTCCTCAACAATCATCCGCCAAGGCACACCCATAATGTCAAGGTGCTTCGGCGTAAGCGCTGATTTCCACCTCGACTTTGACGGAATGAATATCGGAAACTCAGGACTCGTTATCGACGACATACTGCTCCTGTTGGCTCGAACCAATCAGTCCGTCAGACTCCGGCCACCAAAAAGATTTTTTCGGTTCCATATCCAGAATTTCAAAAAACTCATTACGGTCTTCCTCCGACTGGAAGTGCACAGTGCTACTGAACTTTGATTCCAAGTCCTCCTGCTTGTATTCCGGCATACCCGACCATTCCGCGTAAGGGTCAGTAGCAGTAATGCTTGATTCCGATACTCGGTTCAGACGTTCAAGGTCAGCTGGCGTGAATCCGACAGCCTGCAAATCAAACTCTTCAATTTCGAGCTGCCCTAACTGTTCCGACAACAACGCATTATCGAACGTCGATAAGTCTGTAGAGCGGTTGTCCGCGATAGCAAAAGCCCGAACCATACCCTCAGACCATTCGTCAGGAATCCGCACTATCGCAATTTCAGACCAACCCAAAGCCTTAGCCGCAAGCAGAGTACCGTTACCCGCAACAACCACATCGTCCTTCGTGACCACAATCGGCTTACGTTGACCGAACGTGCTAAGACTTGACTCCAGTAGCTTACGGTTCTCCGGCGGATGCTCCCGCGCGTTCTGTTCGTCAAACTCAAGACTGTCGACAGACACCATTTCCAGTTTCATTACACCCCTCCTGGGCGATAGTAGGTTCGAGCCTCAACCCATCGTACTGGGCCCAGCCCAAAAACGCGATTTTCGCGCGTATTTTTTTTTCCCTGGAAGCCACGGATTTTCTCCTTTCTTTTTCCTCCCCAT